TTGTGTTTTTTGGGGGCGGGTTTTGGCTTCTCTAACGCTTTCTCCGCCACAGGGGGGGTAACCTTCGTTGACTTGGGTTCGGCGACCTTAGAAGGCGAAAAATACTCTTCGGCTTTGCCTTTGCGCACAAGATCTTCAAACACACGTTTTTCGTGGTTATTTCGTGGCTCATACGGCTCACCGGCTATGTACTCATCCACGTTGATGCCGTCAAACGACAATCTCATATTTCTTTTGAGTGTGTATTTCATAATATTACAGATATTAGTTTGGTTGTTGTATAAGACAACGTTTTATTTGAATCCGCCTCAATAAATAACTCAATTACATCACCTACGGACACCGGCGTAATGTCATGGGTAAACATTTCAAACTCCGCCTGGCCAACCCCTTCTACTTGCGGGTTACACACGCATACGTCCGCTCCGTTTTTGCGAAGTCGCAATTTGTATATGTTCGTTCCCGCTGTGAAAGATATAGCACCTGTTAGTATCGCTATGCCACCCTGCTCCATCACAAGCGAAGTTGTGTTACCGCTTACGTTTTTGCTGTATGGCGCAAATTCATACGACTCAATGCGTTTTGGGGTGTTGGCCGTTAGTGAAATGGTTTTTGTCGCAGTATTGCTGTACAGTTTGCCAAAACCAACATTACGCACCGGGACCGGCACTTGAAACTGATTGCCCTTATAGTGAACAATCTGTCCGCTTTCATAAACGTACTTGCTTTCGCCCTCAATAAGAGACGCGGGCTTGTTAATTTCGATTGTGTCTGTCATAAGGGTATAAAAAATGCCCCCTCAACAAGCGGGGCATAGGGTTTAGGTGGTTGGGGCAGAGTGGGGGAATCCAAGAGCGCCAATACAATGAACGTTAGCTGTAAGGTCGGCTGAAATAGTCAGCTGGCCAAAAACATAACGCTTATTGGAGATAACGCTTGCCTGAAACGCGGTGTTTGACGCGTTCACAACATCGTTACTTACAACGCGTCCTGCATCAACTGCGACAGCGTTTGAGATGTTGTCCGTGTCAGACTCCAAGAACGATACTGCAATCGTTCGTCCTGCGGACGCATTCAGGTTGCTTGTACCTACACTTGTGACAAATGCAAAGCCCTCAAAGCCTGCCGTGTCAATGCTCGCACTATTCGTGTTTGCAGTTACATCGGCGGCGAGTGCAAATTTATAGTCGGATACACTTCCGAAATCGAATGATGCCATAGTTCTATCCTCCTTATGCTGCGGTTAAAGTTGTAAGTGCCTCTGACTTGATGACGTTGCCGCCAACACGTGTCATAAGGTGGAAATCGCGCTCAAAAGACGAGGCGTTTGTGTACGGATCATCAATCATGTACATATCTTCACGCATCACAATCTCATAGGCTTGTGCAAAATCGCCAAAGACGGCAAACACATTCCCGGTGCTGTAAGCGTTGTCGTTTACTCCGGCAAGGTCGCCTACGCGTGCGGTGTACACAGGTGCGCCCAGAAGTCGGGTTGGCGATTGTCTTGTGAAATCCGGCTCCCACAGATACTGCAACGCGGCGTTGGCGCTCGTCAGGAAGAGTGTACGGATACCGGCACGTGCTGTTCGTGTAAACAACCACGATGCCGACTGCTGATACGGCTCTTTCAGGCTTTCGGTGGCACGGATAAGGTCGTTAGCCGTGATAGTCGATGCGGCAGTCGTAAAGTTCGAAACGTTGCCAATCAATCCTACCGGCTGATTAACGCCTGTTCCTGATAAGAACGCTGCACCCATATCAACAGCAAAGTCTTCGCTGAAAGCGCGGGTAATTTCACCAACAAGATCATATCCTGTATCCTGCTCATTCTCAATAGACATACCGTACTGGCTCGCCCACTTGTGCGGATAGATGGAAATTTCCTGATAGGCAACTTTGCCTTTGGTGTTTGTCGCAGTTTCTGCAAGCCACTGCCCGCCCGGTGTAGATGTACGCGCTCTTCGCTTGTACTCGCTTCGGTCGGTTTGCGTTACACGTGCAAGTTGCATCGCCGGTGTTGACTCAACAACGTTGTAGATGATCTCTTGACTAATTTGCGCAGGAAGCAGAAGCGCCCCTGTGCTTGCAAGATCAAAACGTACCATTGATGATGCCTTCGCTTCGGAAGGATGGTATGATGACTTCACTTCGGTCTGCGCAAGCGCACTGCGATCACCACGTGCAAAACGATAGAAAGCATCCTTAAACTCGGCAACAACTTCTGCACGAGCAACTTCTTTTGACTCCTTTGGCGTAGCGTTGCTCTTTGAATCAAACTCCAACTGGTCAAGCTTGGAATTGATTTTCTCCATAGACTCTTTCAGTTCCGCGCTTGTATCTTCGACAGATGTGATGCGGTCAACCGTCAGGTCTTTGAGTTCTGCAACTGCGTTACGCCATTCTTTTTGCTGAATGTTTGGCATAATAGTTCAGTATTAGTAGTTAATGGTTTCCTGCAAGTGGGTACCGCCTTGCAGAATTGATTGCCTTCCGGCGCATCATTTGTCGCGGGTGTTTCCCACATTCGTAGCCCATTGTTTCTGCATCGCTTTGTACTGAATACGCTTGATACGCGCGTTCAGGATGTTGGCCTCCGTATCCATTGGGAACGGTGTAACAGAAACTTCATGCAGGGCAATTTCTTTCAGGACACGTGTGCCATCGGCGGCATAGTCGGACTTAATGGCATCATAGCCGATAGACAAGCCCATCTGCTCACCACGTTCCTGTAAAAACATCAATTTGGTAAAAGCATTTTTAACATCGGTTGCATCAAGGGGCATCTCCGCTTTCATGTACAGGCCGTCATCTTTATCTTCAAGGTACGACAAACCCATCATGTCCGATACCTTCCAAGAGTGATCCAGGAAAAGTTTTACACGCCCCTGCTTGTGATACAACGTCTGCTTATAGGCCCCCTTCGCAACGGTGTCGCCCCCTAAATCCACATTGCCGTAGGTCGATGCGTAGCCCTCAATAATGCCTATGTTCTTTTCTTCGTCATAATCCATCTTAAATTCAAGCATCTTGCACAACAACTGATTCGCGCGCTTCTTTACGTCAATGTCAGCAAGCGACACATTGGCAAGGTCCTGTTTGACGATAATGGTTGTAGGTACAAAAGCGCCATCACTTTTTACATAGACTTCAATATCTCCGCTTTTGGAAAGCAGTTTGCCATACGTTTTCCCGGCTTTACTCTGCCACGTTACCATCATCCCCTTCTTCGGCAAACCATCCTCTTCATCTTCGTCATCTTCTTCTAAATCCTCGTCATCTTCCTCTAAATCCTCGTCATCCTCTTCGGCTTTTTCTTCCTCGCCTTCCTCAGCATCAGGATCAACGCCATCATCGTCAACGGCATCATCAGTATCACTGTCGTCATCATCTTCGGATTCGTTGGCATTTACTTCCACCTCTTCATCAACCGGCGGTTCCTCATCGCTTCCCTCTTCTTGCTCTCCTGTTCCGCTTTCTTCTGCTCCAGGTTGATTTTCAGTATCTCCATCTTCATTATCAAATGGCTGATCCATCTCTTCATCGGGCTGTTCATCATTTTCAGGGGTTGGTTGTTCGCGATATTTATCCATCTCGGTGTTAAAACGATACACAACTTCATCGGTTGCCAAAAGATCATCGCCGGCCTGTGCATAGACGCGCACATCAAAGATACCCATCTCTTCGTTTTCTATAACGCCGACAACTTCTTTGCCTTCATCGTTAAGAAGGTACACGGTTTCGCCTACCATATATTCTATTCCATCCGCCGTTTCTTCGTAGGACTCAGCGGCATCACGTAATTGATTGACTAACTCTTCGGCTTTGGTATTGGCTTTATCCATTCCTGTAATATTTTGGTTACCCATTCAAATCAACCTTTGGGATATTGTTAATAATTCTTGCATTTTGCAATGTGTCGGCTGTCGCTCCGGACGCTTTGGCAAGGCCAAGTTTGTGCCGCGCTTCATTGGCCGTCATAATACCCGCATCAACGGCTTCCACTAAATATTTGACAAGGTCTTTCGTGTCCTCCTGTATGGACGCTATTTTGTCAGTTGGTATGCGTATCAACGGTTCGTCTTTGTAATACGGTTGCATTTTCTTTGAGATTGCAGCATATACGCGCCGGGCAATAGGAATGCTACTTTCGTTGTACAGCGCTTTGCGACTATCGTGAACGTTGTTGTACGTCTTGTTGGCCGCATCGTTCATCAGCGAAGACGACACGCCCAGTGTCATAAAAATCATTCGCATTGCAAGCAGGATAGCATTGTTCCACTCACTGTCGTGTGGCGTAACATCAAGCTTGTGAAACTTTACATCACCTCCGGCTATTTTTAGCCTGTGGCTGTTCTCGGATCCCGACTGCCGTTCCCATTCATCACGCATCGCTTCGGCTTCGGCTTTGTCGATACCTTCGGCGCTGGCATAGACAGGCGGCATCCCGCCCTTCTGTGCAATGTTCTTGTTCCATGTAAGAGCAGCGTTTTGAAGCGCAATCACCTCTTGAAGCGGAACTGTTGGCGACAAAGACTCAAAATAATTGCTCAAAGACGGTTTGTATATATGAATTACATCCTTCTTGTCAAGTTGTATCGTCTTATGCTCCACGTACTTATAGGCTTTGATCGGGTTGTATCGGTCGCCCTGTATCGGGTACACGTACTGAGACGGAAGCACAATAAGCCCAAGCGGGTGCCTGTCGTCATGCTGTGAAAACACGACTTCGGCAAACGACTCCCCTGTAACAAGGTAGTACAACACAAACTGCTCAATAAACTCTTCGCGCGTGCATCCCCTGTTCATCAAGTCAAGAATTGGATGGCTGTGCGTTACGCCCTTCTTGCCTGCGGCGCTGTACTCCACTTCTACCGGCATATCGGCAATGGTTCGGGCAATGATGTTACAAGCGGCATAGAACGGCGCATTGCGCTGATAGGCCTGCTCAATCATATCCTTCTTGCTGGCCGGGCGTGATATCCACGAACCGTTACCAACAATCATAGCCTCCCACACTTTCGATGGCAGGTAGTTACTCTTTCGGGCAAATAGTGTATTTAGTAAACTCATACGATAAAATAGCCTCCTCTTTTGCCGGGAAACACTTTACTGAAATAGTGCCACAACGCATAACGTGCCGTATCGGTTTCGTGCGTGCGCGTTGTCGTTGTGTTCTTATAGTCTATGGACTTGTCAATTTCGCCGTACTTGTCGGCTCTCACGGCCTGCATACTCATATACACGTTTCGTTCTTCTTGATTAAAACGAACCAACCCTTCACGTAATGCCCAGTTTGAGCATTGAATGGTATCTTTTACCGGCGGATTTCGCTTTGGTACAACAAACCGCACATCATCAAAATGCTCATAAAACACATCACGCACCATCTTCCACATACTTGTTGTTGTTTGCGCCGATCTGCTTTCACCACTTGCATCCCCATGCAAAAATAAGACATTTTTGTGATTCTTTAATTCATGGCACAACGCTACCGCGTCATCATAGACGGTCTGCTCTTTCATGCGCCAGGATTTGACGCAAGCGACAACATCCTGCACCTTCTCACTTTTGCCTATCACCTGCCATGCGCTTACGGCCCTGTACTCCACGTTAAAATCCCACGATAGCAGCAACGGCTCTTCCGGATCATACGGATACTCACCACGCATATCGCCTTCCACAAGAAACAGGCCATCACCTTCAAGCGATACGCGTTTACCGTACAAAAACCGCTCTAATTGAGCGCCGGTGTACGTTGCTTTTAGTATTTTGGTGTAATTCTCGACAAATTCTTTATCAGGGTTGTCAAGAAGGCCTATTTCGTACAACTCCCCGCCAAAAGACTCCACAAGGTTTTCTATAAAGTCATACATAGCATGGTCCGGCTCATCAGGCATAGACGTAATACGCACAAGGCGTTTGCCCTTCCGTATCCGTGAAGTAAACGTTTTCAGCGTTTCGGGGTCATAATAAGAGGCTTCATCGGCCCATCCCCAGTGATAGGCAATGGACTCAATCTTTTTAACTGCATCAGGGTCCGCACTTCGCAAGTGAATAACGCTGTCAAACACTTTAAGATTGAGCGATTGCGCGTTGAACGAGTGTTCCCAGCCTAAATCTTCAAGCAATGGCCGTATATCCTGCTCAAAGATGTCAAGTATCTGTTGACGGCTGTTTGCCATAATCAGCCCCTGTGAGCGCTGTTGTTTGGTAATTTGCACAAGCGCAAACCGAGCGCCACTCCACGTCTTACTGCTTCCTTTTGCCCCTATAATGCTCACAATGCGCTTTTCGCCGTTGATAAAGTCATCCTGGTAGTCGGCTAACGTGTACTCAATATCTTTCATTAAAAATTTTTGTTGTAATTATTCCAAAAGTGATGTAAATTGACAAAAAGTTGTAATTCTTACTCCATTTATGAAAACATTTGCATTTTTACTCTGTATTTCGGTGTTACTTTATATCCCTGAATATATGAACAATTTAACAAACAATGCGCTTGCGCAATCGTACTATGAAATTGCTATGCAGGTAGATGCGCAGTATCAGGGGCTTTGCGCTCCGGCATTTCTTGTAGAGCAGATAAAAGAGCGCGCAAATAGCAACTTTGATCTTGAAATTGCTCGGAAAGCAGTAGAACGTGTAGTAAATAAACAATTGGAGTCGCAAGGCTTCACAAACCCAAACGTAAAAATAAGGTGGTATGAGTAAAGTAAAAGACATAACAATAGGTTACCCATGTTATGATGGCCGTTGCGAGTTCCTGGCGGCGCAAAACATCTTTCTCGGCATGGTCAATAGTAACACGCGTATTGCGGACGTGAAATTCTTGCCGGGCGATAGCCTTGTGAGTCGTGCGAGAAACAAAATAACGTCAGCGTTCCTGTCGGGCGAAACAGAGTATTTAATGTTTATTGACAGCGACATCTTGTTTAACATTGAGCATATTGAGCGTTTGCGTGAGCATAACAAAGGCGTGATTGGCGGTGTGTACTTCAAGAAAAAGATTCCTTACGAAGCGGTTGCCAACAGACAGCTTGGCACAGAGGACAAATTGTACCTGATGAACGAGATAGGAACCGGATTTATGATGATCCGGCGCGATGTGTTTGAAGCAATCGCTGAGAAGTACCCGGAAAATAGATACAACAAAGAGAACGATGAAGCGGACATGAGCGCAGGGTATTTTGACTACTTCCCGGTCGGTGTTCAGGATGGTAGATACTTATCAGAGGATTACTACTTTTGCCACATGGCACGTGAATGCGGTTTCAACATTTATTACGACACAAGCATTCTGGTCCAGCACAGAGGCACGGCAACGTATCCGTTCAACGATATGCAGTTCTTTGAAGCGAGTGCCGATATGCTTCACAAATACCACACAGATGCCCCGCTTGACAAAAAGTATTTAGATGACATTGAGAAGGGGCTTCTTCACCAAAAACAAGCACGTAACTATGAATGATTTTCAACAAGCAAGACTGCGCCGCATTCAGCGTGAGCGAAGCGACACAAAGGTTGCTAAAATATTAAAATATGTACGAAACGCAGAAACAGCGCTTACAGCAGATCAGATAAGCGAGAGGACAGGCATACACGCCGGACACGTTCGGACGGTCCTGTCCAGCACTTCATCAAGCGATGATAGGTACAAGTGCGAGTACGGAAACTTTCCGATTATTCGCATAGAAGAAAAAGCATTATCAGAAAACAGTAACCGTTTAATTAGTCTGTACTCTTGGAATTACGAGTATGGGCGGGAGCCAAAATGAGAGGATACATTGAAGAATTAGTGATGTTTTTACGCGTTATTGCGCACGTTTTCATCATCTTGATAGGGGTGTTGCGGATGTTTACAGATGGCGATTTATCGCCGGTCATCCTGTCTGCATTGTTGATTTTGTGCGTAGAAAATTACCTACAAACCAACGCCGCTATATACGGCAGAAAATAACGGAGACAACAATGATTGCCCTGCAGCGATAATAATCACTAACGCATAGCAAACAACGGATGGTGGAAAATCCCACCTTTATTCACTTAAACGGAGATAAAGATGATTATAAACACAGACATCAACCTTGCCGATGATGGCACAACCAGAGCCAGGAAGTATGGAGACACTA